AAGGTGTTGTTCAAACATTGATGGTAGACTTAGTTGCGAAACGTGGTATATACGATTATCTAGTCGTATGTGATGAGAGCAATAATACACCAGCTAGAATTGATAGAAATGAATTATGGATTGATGTTGCATTGGAGCCAGTCAAGGCTGCTGAATTCATCTATATTCCAGTTCGTATTCTAAACACAGGGGAACTAGCATCACTATAAGATAATGCCCTTAGGGGCGTTATCTTAATTGATAAATAGAAATAATAGGAGAAACAAAAATGGCAATAGCCTCACAATCATTGGTTAATATGACAGTAGCATCTGATAATGCTGGCGGCAACGCAGGCTTATTAATGCCAAAATTGCAATATCGTTTTAGAGTAAACTTTTTAAACTTTGGGGTAGATAGTGATACTGTAGTATTAACTAGACAGGTTATCGATATTAGCCGTCCAAACTTATCATTTGCTGAAATTTCACTTCCAGTTTACAACTCTACAGTTAAATTAGCTGGTAAGCATTCATGGACTGACTTAACAGTTAATTTACGTGATGATGCTGCAGGAAGCGTAAGTAAGTTAGTTGGACAACAATTGCAAAAGCAATTAGACTTTGTAGAACAAGCAAGTGCAGCAGCAGGTCAAGATTATAAATTTCAAACTAATATTGAAGTTCTTGATGGTGGTAATGGTGCAACTGCCCCTGTCGTATTAGAAACATGGGAATGTTATGGTTGTTTTGTAAAGACAGCAAACTATAATAACTTAAACTATGGTACAAGTGAAAATGTAACAATACAGCTTGCAATTACATATGACAATGCAGTACAATCTCCATTAGCAAGTGGCGTTGGTACAACAGTAGCACAAACATTGGCAAGAAATTCAAGAGGTATTACTACAGGTATTGGTACTCGTACCTAATATTAAGGTAAGATAATGTCAGGGTTTTTTCAAAACCAATTACGTAATGCTGTAACAGGTTTTTTTGGAAACCCATATTTAAGAGATTACACTCACGCAAGTAAGACGTTTAGGCCGGACAGTTATGCACTGTCCCCTAAACTTAAATTTTTATTTCATGTTGTATTTGATATAAACCCTGAGGTTTATACTTCAATAAATAATCCTAGCGTATTAGTTAAAACAGTAAAACTACCTGATGTAAGTTTTGATGTTTCTACATATAATCAATATAACAGAAAAAGATTAATTCAAACAAAAACTAAATATGATCCGGTATCTATAACATTTCATGATGACCACTTGAATGTAATCACTGGTATGTGGTATCAATATTTTACATATTACTATAAAGATAGTACTAATCCTGATGTATTGTTTAATGGCAAACGTGGTAATAATCCTCCTAGAAATAATAATGATGGCGGAACAAATTCTGCTAAAACAGATTACGTTTATAATAAAAGAACGCAATATGAACCATCTTTAAAAGGCTACACAGATTGGGGTTATATTGGCGATAGTGCAGCACCAGATGGAACTAAAATTCCTTTCTTTAAAAATATTACTATATTTGGTCTTGGTCGTCATAACTGGACTAGTCATACGTTAATTAATCCAATCATAACAAGATTTGGTCAAGATACATATCAGTATGAGTCAAGTAACGGCACAATGGAAACATCAATGACAATTGATTACGAGACGGTTGTATATCGTCAAGGAAATATAGACGGCACAGCACCAAGTAATATAATTGCGGGCTTTGGAGAACAAGAATATTACGATAAAGAATTAAGTCCTATCTCACAACCTGGTAGCAATGCAAAAATATTAGGGCAAGGTGGTTTAATCGAAGCCGCCGGCGGCGCAGTAAAAGATTTTCAAGATGGTAATTATCTGAATGCAATTCGTACTGCAGGTGTTGCATATAATACATTTAAGAATGGTAATTTAAGAAATATCATTCAAAGCGAAATTACAAAAGGTTTAACCGGTGCTCTAAATTCTAGTAATAATCCTACACGTAATCAACAATGGGATATTCCTAGATATGGACAAAGTACAAGTGGTTCTGGCACAGCAGGAACTCCTAATCCAAGTAGAAGTGTACCTTCAACAATACAAGATACAGTTAACAGTGCATTTACTAGAGCCGCTGCTGGAATATCTGCAATTACACCTGCAATAAATAATTTTGGAAGATCATTATTTCAAGGTAAAGCTGGAGCACAAAATCCTAATCCGGCAACTGGACAAAATAATAAGATCGATGAAATTGGATTTTAATTATGGCAAAAATAATAGACGCAAGTAATAGCATCGATAAAACATTAAGGATATTTGATCAATTTTATTCATATAATGCAATTGTAAATCCTGATGAGTTTGATATAGTTAATGGATATTTTTTAGGTGTATGTGATTCTAAAAACATAGCAAATAATTTTACTGCCGCCCTTTTTAGAATATCTCAAAATACAGGAATCCCTGCACTTGAATTATTAGCTAATATTAAAGGGGCAAATAACAAATTGGAAATGAATAAAATTATTTGCTATTTCTTAAATACATTAAAATCAAAAACTGCACTCTATGGGGTATCACAGATACCTAGACCAAATCAAGCAGTAAGCAGAAACATTTTACAATAAAATGGGTAATTGGGCACAAGGAATCTATGAAGTTAAGAATCCACAAAAATATGTAGGTAAACATAAACCTAAATATCGCAGTGGATGGGAACTTACATTTATGACTTTTTGTGACACTAACAAAAGCGTATTATATTGGGCAAGCGAGGCACTTGCTATACCATATCGTCATCCACTGACAGGAAAACAATCAAGATATATACCTGATTTTTTTGTGGTATACCAAAATAAATTTGGTAAACAAATAGCTGAAGTCGTTGAAATAAAACCAAAAAAACAAAGTTTAATTGAAAGCAGAGTTGCGTCTATGAAAGATAGAGCAGTAGTTGCAGTAAATCATGCTAAATGGCAAGCAGCAAATGCATACTGTAAACAACAAGGTTATACATTCAGGGTGATTACTGAGGATGACCTTTTCTATAATGGTCGTAGAAGATAATAAATACTTCATGACAAAAAAGCTAGAAGAACTTTTTGAATTACCTCAGCAAGAGAAAGAAGTTAACGAATCTTTAATTGAAAAAGCTGAGTATGACGCCATTACTACCGAAACTCTTAATAATCTAGAAAAGATTGAAAACGCACTACCGCAGGTAAAAGGTTTAGAAGCAAGCGATGGTGAAATGGATGAACTTGCTAGTCTTGCTACCAACAGTTATAAAGACCTTATGGATTTAGGTATGCAAGTAGACAGTCGTTTTGCAAGTGAAATATTCAATAGTGCTAGTAGTATGCTAGGACATGCTATAACTGCAAAAACTGCTAAATTAAACAAAAAATTAAAAATGATTGAACTACAATTAAAGAAAGCTCAATTAGACCATAAAATGAGTGAAAAAAGTGAAGAATTAGACAACACTCCTGTTGGTACTGGTCAAGCACTAGACCGTAATGAACTGCTAAAGATGTTGCACGTAAAAACATCAGATAAATGATAAATAATAGATACAGGATTTATATGATGAGAAGCCTAAAACAATATATTGCAGAAAGTGTAAAAAGCTATAATTACACTATTAAAATTGCCGGCGAAGTTGATAAGAACTTTATTGATTTGTTCAAGTACAATCTTAATAAATTTGAACCTATTAAGTTAAGTGATGCTAAATCAACACCAATACAAAAAGATCCTTATGGATTTCCTAATTTACAAAATCAACCTATAACTATCATAAAAGCAGAATTTAGATACCCAGCAACTGAACCAATGATACAACAAATTGGTCAATTACTAGGTTATAATGTTAATATGATTCGTGTTGTTGGTAGCCACTATGATGACAGTATCAATAGTGAGATGGATGCGTATGCTAATGAAATGCGTGAAGATCCTTTACTCACACATGAAGAAATGGGTGAGCAACCAGGTGCTAAAGAAGCAAGCAAGCAATATGCAGGCAGCTATTTAGAAAGTATGAAAAAACAAAGTGAGGGTAACGAAATTAAAATGGAGTATGCTTCAAAAGAAACTCCTAATAGTTTTGATCCATGGAGACCATATCTATCTGACGACAAGTTAGGTGCCAAGAGTCCAATGACAACAATTACACGCCCAGCGAAGCCACAGACTGGTGCTAAATTTAATAAGTAAGGATAATTAAAATGAGTTTTAAAGATATTCTATCAAAATTAGACCAGTTAAGCGAAGCTACAAAAGAAAAAGAGGGAGGCAGAGTTCATACTGCTGATCCAGGTGGATATGGTCGTAAATTTGATACTGACGAAGAAGGTGACGAAAAGAAGTCTGAAAAGGCTAAGCCTGAGGTAAAGCGTGGTCGTGGTCGTCCTAAGAAAGGCGCCGATGATTCAGGTGAAGTGAAAAAATATGACTTCAGTGCATTTGGTGTTAAACACGGCAAAGATGTGAAATTACCAAAACACGATAAAGATAAAACAATAAAGCATTCATTAAAAGAATATATCGAAAAGATTGATGAAATGATGACTCAACAACCTATTCCGGTTGTAGGTAAAGAAGGTGATTCACAATCTACTGGAGCAGGTTTTTTACACATTGATGATAATAGTCCTGCTGGACAAGCAATGAAAGATGCTATTGGCAAAATGGCACAACAAAAGAAAGCACAAATTGTAATGCCAACTAGTACGCAAACATCTACGGCAAAACCAGCTCAACCAGCAGCAAAGCCTATGGCTACGTCAGGCGGTGCAACTAATCAGCCTGCGATGAGTGAAGAAGATAATAAATGGATACAAAAAGCAATTAAGCATCCAGGTTCATTTACAGCAAAAGCAAAAGCAGCCGGTAAATCAGTTGCAGCTTTTGCAAAAGAAAAAGAACATGCACCTGGTAAGTTAGGTAAACAAGCACGTTTAGCAATGACATTGAAAAAAATGCATGAAGAAATGAACGAGGCTGATTTGCCACCACAAGATGGTTTAATGGGTGCAGGATTAGGCGCAGGCCGTAAGCAAGGTGCATTTGAAGCTAAGAAACCAGACGCAAACAAGAATGGTATTCCTGACTACGCAGAAGATGGCAAGGGACCTAATGATTTAAAAAAGAAAAAGAAAGTTGATGAAAGTATGGATAACAGATTAAAAGCTGCTCACCATAGAGGTAAGGCACATGCGTTAGCCAAAGAGTCATACAATTCTAAGTATGATGATATGGAAGAAGCAAGAATGTATCACGAAGGATACAAAGAAGGTCTTGATGAGTGCTATGGTCAAGTACCTATTCGTGGACAAGTAGTTGGTGAAATGGATAATACAGTAGATGATATGGCAAGTTTTGGCGCACATACACCTACTATGGAAGATGATGTAGAAGAAGGCAATGCGTTTACGGCAGCATTAGCTAAGACACCAAAAGGTGGTAAGTTTAGCGTTGGTGGTAAAACATTTACTGACCGTACTGGATATGACGCTAAAGTAGATGAAATGAATGGCGTATTTGAGTCTTGGGATAATCAATTAAATTCATTATTAGATGAATATCAAGAAATTCAAGAAGGTCTTAGTGTAAGCGTAAGCAAGGGTCAACAAGGAATGCCTGACAGTGTTACAGTTTCTGCACAAGATGGTGACGCAGACAAATTACTACAGTTAGTAAAACATGCTGGTTTAGGTTTATTTGGCGATCAAATGCAAGCTGATGTTGGAGCACCAACTGGTGGAGAACAGCATGGTGGTCTAAGTGTTGTCGGAGATCACGATGGTATGATGGCATTAATGAAAAAAATGTCCGGCGATGCTCCTGGCACATTAGAGCCAGCTGACGGTGAAGATTATAAAGACGAAGAAGGTTCTGATGAACACGATGATGGTGGTCTAGAAGCTATTAAAAAATTAGCTATGGGCAGAGATAGTCATGAACATGCACATGAAGAAAAATGTAATGAATGCGGCGGTGCTATGGAAGAAGGTCATAGCTGCGGTGGCAAAGAAATGGTAGATGAAGTTCAGTCAGAAGACCAACAAGAGTATGAAGTAGCAGAAGATAACGCACCAGATAGTGGAGCAGAAGAATTTCAAGCTATGGATCAAGAAATTGCACAGGACAATGCAGCAGCAAGCTCACACGGCGGAGCAGAAAATTCTAACTTAGAAGAGGAAGATGATGATCTTGAAGAAAGTCAAGATGAATTGGATGAAGGTGAAGATGAGTTAGAAGAATCATATGCAAACTCTGATGATGATAAGTTTCAAACTGACATTGACTTTATGACTAAAGTAATTTCAGGTGGTTTAAATAAAGAGAAATCAACTGGACAAACTACGATACCTGTAATTGCAGGTCAATCTGACCGCATGGGGTATAGTGTAAAAGAGTCTATTACTGATTGGAAAAAATTAGCAGGTATATAAAAATATTTTGCTTACTAAATACCCGACAATATGTCGGGTATTTTTTTGGACACATCATATTACCAAAAACGATAAATACTTGATAAGGTGACATACAATGGCTCAAAGAAATATTAATTTTGGTTCATACCCAGATGATCCAGATGCAGATGCAATTAGAACAGCATTTGGTAAAGTACAAGAAAATTTTAATGAAGTTTACAGTGGTATAGAAAGTACCGCTGTTGCTTCTATAATTGCGGGCGCCGGCATTCAAGTAAGTTCTCCTACTGGCAACGTTGTTATTACTGCTAATTTAGCTTGCTTACAAGTACATACAAGCACTCTTAGTATTGGTCGTGACACAAATGGATCATTTGACACTTCTATAACGTCATCAAGTCAGACTTTATGGATAGATTTACCGGCAAATATAGCAAACGTTGCTAACATCAATTTATCAGGATATTTAAGTGCTGCAGGCAACGTAACTGGCGGAAATGTTACTACAGGCGGATTAATTACGGCAGTTGGAAATATACAAGGTGGAAATTTAGTTACAACTGGTAATGTGTCTGCGACCGGAAATATTTTAGGCAATAACATATCTATAACAAGTGTTGCAACAGTTACCGGTAATGCTAACGTTGGTAATTTAGGTACAGGTGGGTTAATCACAGCTATAGGTAATGTCACAGGTGGAAACTTAACAACAGCAGGAACATTAAGTGTTGGTAGTAACGCTAACGTTGGTAATTTAGGTACAGGTGGGTTAATCACAGCTATAGGTAATGTTACAGGTGGAAATTTAGTAACTGGTGGCGCATTAAGTGTGAGTGCAAATGCTAACGTTGGTAATTTAGGCACTACTGGAGTATTCGCAACAACACTAAGCTCAACGGGAAATAGTAACGTTGGTAATTTAGGTACAGGTGGATTGATTACTGCTACTGGTAATATTCAATCAACTGCATTTTTAGTTGGTGCAAATTTAAGTATAACAGGCAATTCAAACATTGGTAATATAGGTGCTGGGTTAATTACCGCTTCAAGTAATATTACTGGCGCCAATTTATTAACAGGTGGTATATTAAGTGCAGGTGGAAATGCTAACGTAGCTAATTTAGGTACAGGTGGATTGATTACTGCAACAGGCAATATTCAATCAACTGCATTTTTAGTTGGTGCTAATTTAAGTATAACAGGCAATTCAAATATCGGTAACATTGGTACAGCAGGTCTTATTACTGCATCAGGAAACATTCGAGGTGCAAACCTAGTGACCCCTGGCGTATTAAGTGTGACAGGTAATGCTAATATTGGTAATATAGGTACAGCTGGATTAATAACGGTAACAGGTAATGCTAACGTTGGCAACTTAGGCACAGCAGGTTTAATTACTGCAACTGCTAATATTACATCAAGTGCTTGGCTTACTTCAGCTAATTTAAGTGTTACTGGCAATGCAACTATAGCAAATTTAACTGTAAGTGGAACATTACAAGCAGGTGACATTGGTGTGTCTAGTATTTCAAATGGCACAAGCAATGTCGATATCGTAGGTACTAGTGGTAACGTGACAACGAGTGTAGCAGGCAATGCAAATATTTTTGTAGTGACAGGCACCGGTGCAAATGTTAATGGTTATTTAAGTGTAAGTGGTAATGCAAACATTGGTAATATAGGCGCAACACTTCATGTAGGAAATTTAAGTGGCACCGGCAATAGTAATGTAGGTAATCTAGGTGCTTCAGGATTAGTTACTGTAACTGGTAATGTCAATGGTGGAAATCTTAATACAGCAGGTATATTAAGTGTAGGCGGAAACGCTACGATAGGTAATTTAACAGTATCAGGTAAAACTAATTTAGGTGCAGTAGGAAATGTAACTATTACAGGTAGTGCTGGTTATTTGGTAAATGATGGTAACGGTAATTTAAGTTTCAACACAGTAGTAACTCAAAGTATTCCTGGTACAGCAAACAGTTTATTATATAGCACAGGTACAAATGGAATAAGTGCTAGTGCAAATCTTAAATTTAATGATCCTCAATTGGCAATTACAGGAACATTAAGTGTATCCGGCAACGCAAACGTTGGTAATATTGGTGCAACAAATATAGTTGGTACACTAACTACAGGAAGTCAACCCAATATTACTAGTACAGGTACATTGACTAGTTTAATCGTAAGTGGCAATGCTAATATAGGTAATATTGGTACTACGGGAATTGTTACTGCATCAGGTAACGTTACTGGTGCCAACATTGTAACAGCTGGACTAATTACCGCAACAGGAAACATTACTGGTGGTAATATTATAACATCTGGATCAGGTGGAAATATAAGTGGTGCAAACGTAGTATCTGCAAATTCAATCACTGTTACAGGCAATGCTAATGCAGGTAACTTTGTTACCGGCGGACAATTAATATCAACAGTCGCAACCGGTACAGCCCCGTTGGTAGTTAATTCAACAACACAAGTTGCAAATTTAAATGTTGCTACTTCTGGTAGTGCAACTACAGCTGGTACAGTAACAACAAACGCACAACCAAATATAACTAGTGTAGGATCATTAACAGGTTTGATAGTAAGTGGAAATGCAAACATAGGTAATATAGGTACTACTGGCCAAATTATATCAACTATAGCTACGGGTACTGCACCATTTACAGTTACATCTACAACACAAGTAGCTAATTTATCAGTTGCAACTGCAGGTAGTGCTACTACTGCAGGTAGTGCTACTACTGCAGGTACAGTAACAACAGCAGCCCAGCCAAATATTACATCATTAGGAACACTAACAGGATTGAATGTAAACGGAAACATTACTGCTTCACAGTTTACATCAAATATTGCCACTGGCACTGCTCCGTTTGTTGTAACATCAACCACTCAAGTTGCTAATTTGTCTGTTGCAACTGCAGGTAGTGCAACTACAGCGGGTAGTGCTACTACAGCAGGTACTGTAACTACAGCAGCACAACCAAACATAACCAGTGTTGGTACATTAACATCATTGTCATCTACAGGTAATATATCTGGTGCAAATGTTATAGTAACAGGCTATCATATTCGTTCTGTGCAAACAGGTATATCAGCAAATGGCTCAACACAAGCAACTGCAACTGCATTAACTAAAGAAATTAATGTTGTAGGAACTGTTTCATCTGGTCAAGGTGTTGTGTTACCCACAGCAGTTGCAGGTATGGTGTTGACAATTACCAATACAAGTGCAAACAGTTTATTAGTATATCCAGCAGCTGGAGGAACAATTAATTCACTATCAGCTAATGCTGGATTTACACATGGTTCAGGTGCAACTTTACAATTTATAGCTCCTACGACTACACAGTGGTATACAGTAGGCGCAACATACGCATAAGAAAGGTTTATAATGCAAGTTACTTTAGAATTATTACAACACATGTGTCCAAAGACAAAAAAATCTGTTTTAGAGGGTTATGTAGAACCATTAAACACAGTAGCAGAATATTATGAAATGACACATAATGCTGCAAGACTTGCGGGGTTTCTCGCACAAATAGGACATGAATCAGGTGGATTTAATTTTATTAAAGAAAATTTAAATTACAGCGCAAAAGGTTTACGTAGTATATTTCCTAAGTATTTTCCTAATGACGAAATCGCTAAACAATACGAGCGTCAGCCTGCCAAGATTGCTAATCGTGTTTATGGCAACCGCATGGGTAACGGTCCAGAGGAAAGTGGAGATGGTTTTAAGTTTTGTGGTAGAGGTTTAATACAATTAACAGGAAAACAAAATTACACAAGACTTGCCAATGACTTGGGAATTAGCATTGACGAAACAATTGCTTATTTAGAAACTCCCAATGGGGCTGTAGCAAGTGCTGGATGGTTCTGGGATAATAATAATCTAAATCAAATATGTGATAAGGGCGACTTTGTGTTACTTACAAAACGTATTAATGGTGGAACAATTGGCTTAGCAGATAGAAAACATCATTTTGACGAAGCGATGCAATATCTAACACAACAAGGATAATATGTCAAAACCGATTTGGGTTACCGGTAGTAATTTAGGAACATTTTTAAATGGGGAAGCTATTTTAACAGAGTTAATAGCTAGACCAGTAAGTCCTGCTTTAGAAGTAAGTTATAGTATAGTTAGTGGTAGTTTACCGGTAGGAGTAACTTTAAGTAGTACAGGTTTATTACAAGGAATCGTGACCACTAGTTTTACAAATAATACTTTTAATTTTACAGTTAAAGCTACTGATAATTTAGGAAATGTAAGTTATAAAGGATTTAATATAGTAGCTGTTATTGAACTAAAGCAACCTGTTTGGAACACACCAGCAGGTTCCATAGGAACATATCCCTCTGATATTTACTTTGAATTTCAATTTAGTGCAAGTTATCAGCAACCAGCAAGTTTTTTAAAATATGAATTAATAAGCGGTACTCTACCGGCAGGATTACAACTAAATACAAATGGATTATTATACGGTACTCCACCTTTAGTAAACACTATCTTATCTTATGATTTTGTAATAAGAGTTACAGATAATTTAAACAATATAACTGATAGAACATTTGAAATTAGTATAAGTGGTTTATCTAGCCCAGAATTTTTGACACCTAGCGGTACATTACTGAGCACACAAGATAGTATTTGGATTGAATTGCAAATAGAATATACAAATCCTGATGTAAACAACCCAGTAGTTATTAGAATACGTGAGGGAATTTTACCTCCTGGATTAGAAATTAATGAAAGTGGTTTGATAAGAGGATATGCTGAACCACCCACAGCAAGTGTTTCATTTTCAGGAATAGTAACAAATGCAACTCAAACTATTTCATCTTCCAACGAAATAATATGTTTAAGCACTACGGGTTTTACAGTAGGTAGACCTGTAATTTTTTCTTCGGGGGTATTTGGAAATATTATTGCAGGTCAAACTTATTATATAAAACAAATTACAGGACCAACAAGTTTTACCATATCAAGTACAGTAGGAGGATCAACGTTTTTATTAAGCAATTCAATTGGTTTTATGGTTGTCACGTTACCTCCGGTTAGTACAGGTCAACCTACAATTAAAACTTATAACTTTGCACTTGAATTGATAAGTCCTAATGGAGTTGATTTAAGTTCATATGCTATTACTGTAATTAATCAAAACACTCCAGTGTCACAAGGGGGCCCTGGAAAACTACCAAATACCAGAATACCTACAATTTATAATACAAGACCTCCTAGTTTTTCTATAAGTCCAGAAGATCCATATTATGGATATTATATAAATCCTATTGTTCCTATAACACAACCTGCATTTATAGGAAAATTTAAAAGTGGAGAATATTTTGCTTACAAATTAATAGGACATGATTTTGACGGAAATGATTTAATATATCAGTTTAATAATGTACCCCTAGGACTTACAGCAGATCCAATAACAGGTTGGATAACAGGAATACCTTTACTTACATCCACAACAATTAATGATTATAATTTTGGATGTGCAGTTTATAAAGATGGCAACCCAACCATAACAAGTCCAGTGTTTAATTTTCAATTTGCTTTAAGTAATAATGTTATAGGAGACATTGTTTGGCTTACCGACTCTGATTTGGGTACAATATTTAACGGAACAGTAAGTACCTTACGAACTTTAGCTTTAAGTGATGTAGCACTTAAATATAGGCTAGAATCAGGTTCATTACCTCCAAATTTAACTTTAACAGAAAATGGAGAAATTACTGGATATGTAGCTATGCAACCTACTACCCAATTTTTACAATCAGGAGATGTTACTGATTTTGAGTTCACCATACAAGCATACTCTGACCTGTATCCTATAGTAACTTCTTATAAGTCATTTAAAGTAAGCGTCTTACAAGAATTTAATCAACCTACAGATACTTTGTATATAAAGTGTACACCAAGTTTAAGTGATAGACAAATAATTAATTCATTGCTCACAGATGAAAATATTATTCCATCATCAGAATTATACAGACCAAACGATTTATATTTTGGAAAAGCAACAGATGTAATTTACCAACATGCTTATGGAATATATGCTAGTACACTAGCACAATATTTTGTTAGTGTCGAAAAAAATCATTATTGGCGAAATATTACATTGGGTGAAATAAAAACAGCAGTTGCTAAAAACAACTCAGGAGAAATTATTTATGAAGTTGTTTACAGTGAAGTAATTGATAATTTAATTAATCCCAATGGTGTAAGTATACCAGAACAAATTGATTGGCCAAGAAGAATTAATTTATTTTTAGGACCATGGTATACAAGTATTACCGACATTTATACGAGTTTTATAAATGTATTAGGACAACAATATTATACAAGTTTAAGCCCTGGGTATGCTAGAACACTATATCCTAATAGTTTACCAAATATGAGAAATCGAGTTGCACAAAATTTAGGTTCTGAATATAATAGTAATTTATTACCATTGTGGATGACTAGTCAACAACCAAATGGATCAACAACAGGTTTTATACCTGCTTGGGTAATATGCTATACTAAACCGGGGTACTCAGAAATTATTAAAAATCGTATAATTAATTTATGGCCTCATAAGTTAAATGAAATTAACTTTAAACTAGATAGATTTTCAGTCAATAAGAGCATAACGTATAATTACGATAATTTGTTAAATCCACCAACTTGGACAAATTTACCAAGTGCAAGTCCTGTACCTAACCCGTTAGACAGCAAAGATTTTTATGTATTATTTCCTAGAAAAACAATTTTACCAGACGAAAGCCAACAATAAATAAATTAAATGGAACAATTTTATGAGTGCGATAAACACAAACGGTATTAATGTAAATTACCCTATCCCCGGAGTTAATAATAACTCACAGGGTTTTAGAGATAACTTTGCTGCAATTAAAAATAATTTAGACACTGCTGGTACAGAAATTTCAGATTTACAAAATAAAGTAGTAGTAAAACAAGCATTAGCCAACACTAGCGTTAATAACGATATGGCTAATACACTAATAAGCAATGCAGCTATACGTAGTTTTAGGTCTACAATGTATAACTTAGGAGGCGCATTGTCTGGTGTTGTTGCTGTAAATACCTCACTAGGTGACGTACAATTTGGTACGGTATCAGCAAATACAACATTACAGTTTGGTAATTGGCCACCAACAGGAACACAAGGTACTATAGAACTACAACTAGCAGTAAGTAATGCAAATGCTTATATTTCATTTCCTAGTGAGTTAGTTTATAATAATATTACTGGTGCATCAACTATAGAAAATGGAAGCAATGTTGCAGGCAATTTAGTTATAAATTTACCGAATAATGTATCACAAGTTAATTATCTAATAAGCACAGTAGATTGTGGTAATACATTGTATATTACCCCAGTTAATCGCCCAAGACAATCTACTGAAATTCAAACAGTTACTATCAGTCCTACAGGATTTCCAGGTGACACAAACGGTACTATAAGTACTGGTCCAAGTTATGACCAATTAGCTATTGCATCTACAGATGGCACATCAGAATTAATAACAACTTCAGGTAACACAACACAACTTTACACAGACATGCCTATCGTATTTACTGGTCCTAGTTTTGACCCTGGTATTACCCCAGGCACAACATACTATGTAAGAAATGTTTTTAGTAGTACACAATTTACAATTTCTTCAACATTAGGTGGTGCAAATGTTAATTTAACCGGTGGTACTGGTACATTTTTGTATGCTAACCCTGTATCAAGTCTATACATTTGTACAGACACATACAATTCTACTAGTTATGTAAAAACAGTTAGTGCTACAAATAGTTCAGGTAATATCACATTAAACAATACAACTTCATTAGCTACTAATGTTCCTATAATATTTTCAGGAACTGTTGTTGGTGGATTAGTTGCAGGACAAGTATATTATGTTAAAACCATTGGTTCAGGTGGTAATATAACTATAAGTCGCTCTAGAACTAATGGTGTAGCAGGTACACAATTTGTATTAACTACAGCTACTCCATCAAGCCCATTGACAGCAACAGCATACATTGGCTCTGACATTTGGAAAAAGATTGATCTAACTTCATGGTAACTAAATACCTTAGATGGAACATCCTTTTTTATCTAGTGTAACTCTTAAAGATAAGTCTATTGAAGATTTACAGAATACCATTAATACTCTCACCCAAAAATTGACATTTGCATATAGGATGAGAAATGGTCCTATGATTGGACAACTTCAAATGGTGTTAGAAAGTTATAAAAATGAGTATAATCGTAAAATGGATGAGTTAATTAACAAGCACAACGTACAAAATAGGATCAATATAAAAAAAGAGGATAAAATTGGGAACAAAAATTAGTAGAGAATTTACCTTCTTATCTGCAATATATTATGAAGGTGATTTTTTAATTAACAATTTTGATATATCTTTGATATTAAGTGTAGAAACGGATAGCATACTTGAACAAAATGTTGCAATGGATAGAATAAAATATTTTATCAACGAAAGACTTGAAAATAGTGTATTTGTACAAGAAACTGAAACTAAAATTATTGAAAAATATATTACAGCAGGACTTAAAGTTTGTACATTACCAGAAGAACCTTATGATCAAATAATTACAATTGTAATTTTAAATAAACTTAATGCTATTTGTGAGGGTAAGCTAGTTGTAACATCTATACATTTAAATTCTATATTAAGTGATAACGTAGGATTTATATATGATATGGATGATATTATACATTTAGTGCCATACAAGAATGGTTGGTGGGTAGAAAATTCAAATAATATAAGCAATATTAAATCAAGTAAAAAGGAAAAAATTGTAAGACTTGTTAAAAGCAATGACTGGACAAGTTTAGGGCTTGATTGGAAAAATAAAGAAAATAGATCCGAAATTATTTTTACTCCCGATCTAGAAAAATAAGTTGACAAGCTATAAATTATAGTATAAAATTATGCTATGAATGTAGACAAATATGGGCAATTCATTTATGATGAAAATGATATTTGTAACTTAATGTTACAAGACCCAACACGTAATATTAAAAATATGTTTGTGGATAAAGAAATATCATTTAATGATATTTTTATTGATGTAAATAATATTCCTAAACTTATAAATTATAAAAAACTTGAGTTATCAACAAGTGAATTTGACATGCAAAATCAAAATAATTGGCATATGCCAGTTGAATATAAAAATTTAGATATTGCAAAGTTTATACTAGATCAATGTAAAGATGATAATGAATTACAACGTGCTGGACAAGAATTATTACTTTTTCACGAACGTGGCATGTTTCCATTGTTGCAATATTTAAAATATTTGGTTGATACTATGCGTAAAAACAATATTGTATGGGGTGTGGGAAGAGGGTCAAGCGTAGCCAGTTTTGTATTGTTTTTACTCGGAGTTCACAAAATAAATAGTTGTTACTATGACTTGTCAATTGATGAGTTTTTAAAATAGGAGAAAAAATATGAGCACATATAGAACAGCATTAGGCAAAAGCCTAGACATGTCTGCATTAGTAGCACGTAATGAAAAAACAAGAGCCGTTGGTAATATGAAAGTCAACGCCCGAGGTGACACAATAGATGGACAGGGTAGGATTGTAGAACCAGTTACTAGCAAAGTTTCTAAACAATATGAAAAAACAGTGGGGAATAAGTCTGCACAACCAGTAGCCAAAAAACCACCTGCTAAGAAACCTGAAATTAAATTAGATGAAGATTTGCAAAAATTAGAAGAAGAATTTAACGACAGTGATGCAACAGAGATTGAAAAAACAAAAGGAAAAAAATAAATGGAACAGACATTTGCCTTTTCAGCAACTAAAGTTGGAAAAATAATCGCATTGAAAGATGCAGTTATTGTAAGTGATATGAGTTTTGATGAACGTATTAGTCATGGTGGAATAGTGTTGCCAAATGATGATATGAAAAGTTCAGGTATACGCCCACGATGGGGCAAAGTGTATGCAATTGGCCCAGAACAAAAGGACATACGTGTTGGACAATATATTCTAATTAGTCATGGTCGTTGGACTAGGGGCATTAAAATAGATGACGGCACAGGTGAGAAAACAATACGTAAAGTAGACAATAATGATATTTTACTTGTAAGTGACGAGCCTGTACAAGATTCAACAATGTCTGACAAGGTAATTTAATGCCAGTACTGGGTGTTTGCGGTGACAGCTACATGGCTGCAACAATTAATGGTGATAGGGCTGATATCCATGATAGTGAGGGCAGACATTTTACTGAGATATTAGCCAAGAAAATTAACTATGACTATTTTACACTGGCCCGCGGGGCGTGTAGTAATACTGCTATACGATTACAAATTGATGAAATGATCAAACAAAAAGTTGATCTGGTAATTATAGGTGCAACCAGTCCTAACAGAATGGAATTTCCTAAGTTAGGTAAAAAATATGATATCGTAGATGGTGTTTATAATTTAGATTATAATATTAATACCTATCCAGATAAAAGTTGTCAAAATAAAAATTTTAAACACAATACAGTAAGCGAAACATTCACAAATATGTTAACCAGTGATGTTCCATTTTATAAAAAAATAATTAACCCACATACCAAATCTGCTATACCCAATATTAGTGATGATCAAGCCAAAGCACTTGAACATTACATTGATTATTTGTATGATATAGAGCATAAAAAACATATGGATTTGTTTATTCTACATAGTGGCTATAAAGCTCTTGAAGATAGCAACATCCCGTTCGTTATGATTATTAATGAAGGTGATGTTTTTATAAATGGTTTTTCAATTGAAAACAACTATAAAATAATAAAAATCGGAGAGAGATTAAATCCATGGACATGGGATCATACAAATAGTACAAGAAGATGGCATACAAATGATCAGGCACAAATTGAAGGTGCAGAATTGTGGTATAATTATCTTTTACAACATAATTTAATAAAGGAACAAAATGTTTAACTGGTTTTATAGATATTTGGGTAATAAGATTCAACGTGCAAATAGAGATATAGAAGATTGTATGCCTTCAAAATTGGCTACAGTATCAGAAGATTCTAGTTTGTGTACTAATCCTATAACATTAAGAATGTATAGAGCTAATGGTGGTTGGGCTGTAGAATTCAGACAGTACGACCGTAAATCTGATAGTAATGAAACTTCTTTGTATGTAATAAATAACGAAACTGAGCTAGGTGATAGCATCAGTAAAATTATAACCATGGAAGCATTAAGGAGATAAAATATGATTTCAACTACACTAGACGAAAGACAGTATAGAACAGCAGATGAAATTAATACTGCAATGGGGCGTGTTTACGGACATATGGGCATTGCAGTTCTAGTTTCAATGATTATGAGTTACATGGTAGGAACTTCGCCTGCTTTGTTAGAGTTCTTTTTTACAGGCATTACTAAATGGATAGTGATATTCGCACCATTAGTATTTGTATTTTTAGTTCCAATACTGCTTAACTCGGGCATTGGTTTAGTAGGAGCAAGTTTAGTATTATATGGATTTGCTGGAGTAATGGGCTTAAGTTTTGCTACTATATTTGCTGTATTTCAAATGGGTAGTATCTTTACTGCATTTATGGGGGCAGCAGTACTATTCGGTGTTATGAGCATCTATGGATACTTTACTAAAAAATCACTTGATAGTATGGGCAAGTTTATGTTTGTAGGCTTGATTGCAATTGTAATTGCTAGTATAATCAACATCTTTGTAGGAAACACAGTTCTTCAAATGGTAATTTCAGCACTTGCTATTATTATCTTTTTAGGACTAACTGCTTATGATACTCAAAAGATACGTGAAGAATTGATGTACGAATCTACTTATGTTGCTGAAGTATCCGGAGCATTATCTTTATATTTGAATTTTATTAATATATTCCTTTCATTGTTGCAACTATTTGGTGATAAAAAAGAATGAAAAATCAATTGTGGGTCGAGAAGTATCGCCCAAAATCAGTCAGTGAATATGTCTTTACGGACGAACGCTTGAAAGAGCAAGTCGACGGTTGGATCAAAGAACAAATGATCCCTCACTTGCTACTTTCAGGCGATCCAGGTACAGGTAAAACTACACTTGCAAAAGTTCTTATCAAAGAATTAGGCATTGAAGATTATGATGTAATGGAAATCAACGCAAGTCGTGAGCGTGGTATTGACATTGTTAAAAACAAAATCAATACATTTGCACAGACTATGCCTTTCGGTCGTATGAAGATCATATTGCTTGATGAGGCTGATTATACAACAGCAGATTTCCAAGCAGCATTGCGTAACGATATGGAAGCGTATGCTGATACTGTACGTTTCATTCTGACTTGTAACTATGAAACAAAGATTATTCCTGCATTGCGTGAAAGTCGTTGTCACAAGATTCATATTAGCAAGCCAGATCGTACAGAATTTACAGCAAGAGCCGCAACGGTTCTGGTAACTGAAAATGTTGAGTTTGATTTGGATACACTTGACAGTTATGTTCGT